TGATGACTATGCGAGGTAACATTGCTAGTGTTGGCATGACAAGTGTTGGTTTATGTGCAGCTGCTAACCGTATTGTCGGGAACCAGATAACAGCACTGGATACACTAACATTTACCGCAACGCCACCAGCGTATGGTAATCACGTTTTTATTCGTGCAATGTAACTTTGTTTCATGTTGTATCACAGTGGGGAGGCAGAGAAATCTGCTTCCTCACAATAAGATGAAGGGCTGATAATGAATTGGATTTATAATTTTTTAAAACCAGTTGACCCAAAAGAAGTAGGGAACCAACTAGTTAGGTGTAGTTGTGGTAGAGTTATGTGGTTAAAAGGCCACGATAAAGTAAAAAAGCATCATATAGGGCATCAGATGCGTACTTTAGAGCAAGGTAGTATTTTCGAGTTTTTAAAATTAAAATTGGGGCTAATTAGCCGAAGAACTTTCGGTGAATGGTTGCGTGATAAAATGGAAAGCAGGGCTGAATGAAGTTAGCTATAGGAGTACCGTGGTACAATGGTCCTGATGCTGATACAGGGCCAGCTTATTTAGATTTAATGATGTACTTTGGTGCATTGCGAGAGAGAACTGTAATGCGTGATTCTATGCCCCGTGACGCATGGTTAGGATTAAGAGATAAACTTCCTATGTTAGATGAGTCAGGTGATGAGGCAGGGAATCCTACAGAAGAAGATTATGACTTACTAGGAAGATTAGAAATAGCCTTAATTGATTACAGTAGAACTAGTCTTGTTGGTCGTGCACGTGAGATTATTGTAGACGCTGCTTTAGATTGGGGAGCTGATTATCTTTTCTGGTGGGATGCTGATATGCTTTTTAATTACTCAGCTTTTTTAAGTTTGTTGCGGAATAAAGTTCCTGTTGTCGGTGCCTTAGCCTTTACAGCGCGTACTCCAATACATCCAGTGCTTTATAGTATAAAGAAAGAGCGTGATACAATAAATAATCAAGAATTTGTTGAGAACTCAGAAATAATTTTTGATTATCCTAAAGAAAAATTAGTGGGGAATGATGATATAAATGGTGAGCTCGCTTTAGGTGGTGCTTGTATGCTTTACAATATGAATGTGTTTAAAGAGATTCCTAAGCCTTGGTTTTCCAGTACAGGTTGTGGCGAAGATTGGCATTTTTGTTATCGTTGCGCTGAATATGGTATTCCACGTTATATGGACACCAGAGTAAAAACACAACATAAAGAACACGCACCTCGATGGGCTGATGCAACATCTTATGAGTTATACAGAAAAACTATACCTGAACAATATGAAGAGCTTATGAAAGCAAATAAGGGGGTTAAATGAAACCTTCACTTACTGTGGCTATTCCTACATGGCATAATTTACAACAGTTAGAATGGTGCATTAAGAGCCTTTTTAAGCATACTGAATACCCGTTAAAAGTTATTGTTATTGACAATGGTGGGAAAGGAGAAGTGAAATATAAGTTAGACATGGGAAATAACATTAATAACAAATTACCTCTAACAGTTATAGAGCCTAAAGAAAATCTTGGTTGGATGGGAGCTATTAACTTAGCTTTAAATGACTGTGATACCGAGTACTTTTGTTTATTAAATGATGATGTTGTATTTATACCTGGTCAACAAGAGTTTTGGCGTATTCTTATTTCTAACTTTAAAGAAGGGTGCGTAGGAGCTGTTAATCCTTGTTCTAATTTTGTTGCTGGTGCTCAAAGCTTAATGTTTATAGATACAGATAATAATTTTAATTCTTCTGTATTAATTGGTTTTTGTTTGTTAATACGAACTAATGTTTTAAAAGATTTAGGCGGACTAGATCCTACATTACCAGGTGGTGATGATTTAGACTTAAGTATTAAACTAACTAAAGCGGGTTATGATTTACGTGTTGATAAGCGTTGCTACTTACATCACTTTGGGCAACAAACAGGCAATAGAGTACACAAAGGTCACTGGGACTCAACTTGGCATCAAGAGTTAACAAATAACGCACTAATAAGAAAACATGGAGTAAAAGCTTGGCATGAATGTTTTCAAGCGGGNTGGGCAAAAGTGGAATCAAGATTAAATAGTGCCGAAGAATCGTGTGAAGATTTATGGTTAGAAAAAGTAACTAAAAATTTTAATGGCGAGCCTGGACTTAATATAGGATGTGGTGATAAGGAGGTACAGGGAGCTTTAGGTGTTGATATAAATAATTCAGTGGGAAATGCGGGAGGACAGCAAGGAAAAGATAGTAAAGCAGAGTTAATTGCAGATGCTGCTGATATTCCTCTTGATGATGGTAGTCAATCTTATATCGTGGCCACACATATTTTAGAACACACAATAGATGTCTTGCGTACTATGAAAGAATGGTTTAGATTATTAAGAGAGGATGGGATGTTGTTTTTGTCTGTTCCTAACCACAATAGGCTTCCTACTATGCTTATTGATTATACTCATGTTCACGCTTTTAATAAAGACGCACTTCAGAACTTAATTGAAACTTGCGGGTTTAAAATAGATAATATTGAGGAAGATAAAGTAGGAGCAATAAAAGTGGAAGCAAGAAAGGTGGCTGCATAATGAAATCACCTGGATTGTTTTATAACGCTGATATAAGAAATAATGGTACAGCAAGAAGAATAAGTGAAGCGTTCTTTCGTGAAGGTTTTAAAGACACAGGAATGAAGCGTTATACTAGGCCGTTTCACGATGAGGTTGACTATGGAGAACATGATTTTTGGTTGTTTGTGGATGACGGTAGAGATGACATTCCTATGGAACTTCCTAAAGGTGATGCACCAAAGTGTTGTTATCTTGTTGATACGCACTTAGGGTATGAACAAAGATTAGAGTGGGCAAAGAAGTTTGACATTGTTTTTGTTGCTCAACTTCCAGCTGTAGATAAGATGAAGGGTGATGGAGTTGAAAATGTTCATTGGCTTCCGTTGGCGTGTACTCCGAGTGTTGATCTTACTGCTGGAGAATTAACTAGAGCCTCAAATGAAATCTTAGGTGAATGGGGAGTAAATAAAAGACATGATGTTGTCTTTGTTGGGTACTTAAATAACGGACATATAGTTAATGGTGTACAAGAGGGAAAAAATCGCTTAGAATATTTAGACTGTGTTTTTAATCGGTTTAATAACAGTTGGTTGTCTTTTAATTGTTTTATGGCTGATGCCGCTGTTCGTTATGCACGAGGTAGAGTAGGGTTTAATGTTTCAATTCGTGATGATCTTAATATGCGATTTTTTGAAACTATGAGTTATGGAACCTGTCTTGTTACAAACACTGATGTTGTTGGTATTGAAAGTTTAGGATTTAAAGAAAGCGAAGATTTCTTAGGATATACAAGTCCCGAAGAAGCTATTGAGAAAATTGATTGGGCTTTAAAACATCCTATGGAACGCGAAGAAATAGCAAAGAGTGGACATATAAAAGTACGAGAAATGCACACTTATAATGATCGAATTAAGTTTATGATAGAAATAATAAAAAAATGGGCTAGAGAAGATACTCTGAAAGAGGTGAGTTATGGATAGTGTTGCTCTTAATGGTAGATGGAGTGCCACTGCAGCTGGAACAAATTCTGGTGCGACAGCTACTAAGTCGGCAGTTTCAAATAAAGTAATTGTTACAGATCATGTGAGTGGCCATGTAGACGCTGATAGTACTATACAGCTGAAAGATGGATCTACGGTATTAGCTGAATGGAAAATAGATGTATCAGTAGAGGGTATTTCATTTAGTTTTACTAATCCCAGTGGATGGTTGGCAAGTAGAGATGCAGATGTCACAGCAGTTATAGCTTCTAGCGGTTCTGATTGTCAAATTAATGCTACAGGATTTACAATACAATGAAACCACATATGAGCGAAGGTTTAGAGATAGTTCTTAGTGGCGGAAGCTCTGATTTGGGGCCTGAGAAGCATAAAGGCATGGGGCAATTAGAGCAAATAATCTGTCGACTGGATGCGATAGAAAAGAAGTTGAATATGAAGGCTGAAGGTAAAGAAGAAGAGTCTGAAGATCACTATGAATCAGTGATGTATAACTAAGGAGAATTGATTATGCCAGTAAGACAGCGTGCAAATGTAGGAAAAGGCGTACAGGATATACGTAGAGGAACCAGAAAAAATCCTACAAGTAATAAGCCTTCTAAAGCTGCGGCTCAAGGAACTAAGCAAGCAGCTAGTCCAAAAAGAGCAAGCACAAAAACAAAAGCTGCTAGTTTTAGCAGTCGAAATAAAAACCCGACTAGCGCAGCTGGTAGACCTAAACGTAAGCCTGGAGGTGGAATGTTGGCTGCAAAACCAGGTAGAGCAAACACGCAAAAGTCAGCACAAGCTAATTATGGTAGAGTTGGAACAAAAGGTAAAACTGCCCCATCTGTTAAACGAGCAGTAACTAAAGGTGCAACAAAAAGACGTTATTCACGATAGAAAGGAAGGGCTGGTATGCCAGTTTTAATTGATGTAGAAAAGGAAGAAGTAGTTGGAGAAAGAGACCTTGAGTCTGGAGTACCTCTTATCCTAACAAAAGAACAAGAAGGAGAAGTTGTCTTTACGTCCTATATCAGTATGAATAAAGATAGGGCTGATTGGCAACCTGAAGGTGAATGGATAAAGGAAGTAACAACTGATTTAGCTTCAGGAACAAGAAGGCAACCAAGACTTACAGTTGCCGGAATAGATGGAAGGCCTCGTCCTGTTTCTATTGACGATGGTCTTATTATTGGACTCAAAGGAACAATGAGTCGTATAGTGGGTATTATGGGTGGTAGAGCTCCAATGAGTATGGATGAAGTAGATGCTTATATAGACGCTAATCCCGATGAGCAGATTCCCACTTTTCAAGAGTGGCAATTTCGTATTGCTTATGTTAAGAAAACTAATGGGCCTGAAGCAAGAGCTAACATGCTAAAGAGTGAAGATAAGAAAAGAACTGAGAGTCAATCAGATATGTTTAAGGCTTTTGCTGAGATGTTTAAGATGGGTATGGCTCAACAAGGCGGACAAGAAATAAGTCCTGATGCACAAGCAATGCTTAACATGGGAATCGAAAAAGCTGGCGGGGGTAAGAAAGGAACCTAGCCTTGTATTATAAAAAGATAGTAGAAGAAATACTTGCTTTTGCTGGACAAGGAACGGGAGGACAAGCTGAGACATTAGTAAAAAGAATGATTAATACTGTCTATTTTCGTGTATTAGAAGAAGTAGACACTCCATATGAAGAACGTGTATTTACGGCATCCAGTGTGTCTGGTCAGGCTACACTTGGTATGCCTTTAAGTGTTCGTAAAATTAAGAACATAGAAGATCCTACAACTCCGCGTATGTTAAGTGAAACGTCTGCTCGGAGTTTTGATCGCAGAGAGGCAGGTTCTACTGACACAGGAACTCCGTATGAGTTCTTTGTAGCAGAAACAAGAGGAACACAGAAGTATCCATCTACAAATGGAACTCTTACTGTAGTAAGTAGTAATACAGCTGACGCAGGTGGTAATTTTAATTTGCGTGTTGAAGGTTTTAATACTAATGGTGATTTAGTAACTGAACTTATTGAGATGAATGGGACATCTAATGTAGCTTCTTCTAATAGTTACAGTGCTGCTTTAGGTGTAGAGAGAGTTGTAAAAGCACCTCTTAATGAGCAAATATTTACAGGTGATATAACTGTTAAGGATAATGCAGGTAATCAAATTGCCCATATTCCTACTATGTATGATAGTCCTAATTATATTACAATAGAGTTTAACCCAATTCCAGGCTCTGTAATTACTTATAATGTACGTGCAGAGATGCGTGTTCCACCTTTAGTGAATGACTATGATTGGCCTAAGTTTGATGAACAATTCCATGATATATTGATTTTCGGTGTAACTCAAGATTTACTAGCTGCTTGGGGAAAAGCAGACACTGCAGGAGCTCACAGAATTACATTCGGTGAACGTATGGCAGAATTTACAGGAAGTGCATCCTATGCTCCAGCTGCTATTCATGTATTTGCTAATATACAGAATGCACCTGGTTATCGCCAACGTCCAGGTCGACCCTTAGTAAAAGGTGTCGATTTTGGGTTAGCTTCATAGGAGCGATAAATGGCTATAGCAAGTAACTTAGTTAGACAAAATTTAAGGGTATCACAACAAACAGTTACTAGTCCTATATTTAGGATTAAGGGACAGCGTTCAAGGTGGTTTTATCCTGATGCAAGACTTACACCTGAACACGCTGAAGTAATGCGTAATATTGATATATCTGAACGTGGTGTTGCTCATAGTAGATATGGATATACAGCGTATACAGAAAGTACATTAACTAAAGATGATACATCTAATTATAATGGATATGCGATAACAGGGTTACAAAGTGTTACATTTGCAGATGGGAGTAATAGAAGAGTCGTTTTAGGTACTAGTGCAGCTACTGGAAGTGATGTAACTGCTATGTGGAATGATCCAGGTGGTGTAGGACAAACAATAACTAATCTTACAGGATCAGATACACTTACCGCTGATTATGATACTAGATTTACTTATGCGTTTTTAAAAGATAAACTTTGGATTTCAGACAGTGAGGGACAATTACAATCTTGGACTGGTAGTCTGACAGCTAACTTTACTAAATTAGCACCTAAAGAAGCTACAGCGGGCGTAGGTTCTGATATATTCACTGCTTGTAAAGGTGTCTTTATTCACTCTAATGGTTTAGGTGTTTACGGGACAACTGAAGGCGGAACATACCAACCTACAACAGTTCGTTTTTGTAGTGTTTCCTTGAGTAAAAGCGATATGTGGGTAGTTGATCCTGTGATCTTTCCTCAGCAGAAT